GACGATGTAAAATAGATACCATGCCATCAATAAGTTATGCCGTAACCGCTTGTAACGAGCACAGAGAACTATCATTCCTATTAGAATTCCTACGTAATAGTATACATGCAGAAGATGAAATAGTGGTCCAATTAGACTCTAATGCGACTGAGGAAGTTAGAGAAGTAGCTAAAGACTATATAGAATTTCCACTCAATAAAGACTTTGCTTCATTTAAAAACAACCTTAGTAAGCACTGTACTAAAGACTATATCTTTCAAATAGATGCAGATGAATATCCTAATCCATATTTAATAGCTAACTTAAAAGATATACTACAATACAATGAAACTATTGATGTATTTTTAGTACCTAGAATCAATACTGTTGAAGGTTTAACTGACGAGCATATTCAAAAGTGGGGATGGAGAGTTGATGATAAAGGATGGGTAAATTTCCCTGACTATCAATGGAGGATATGGAAAAATGATAGCAGTATCAAATGGATTAATAAAGTCCATGAAAGACTAGATGGTTTTAAAGAATACTCAGCATTACCTCAGTCTGAAGAATTCTCTTTATTCCACCCTAAAGATATTGAGAGACAGGAAAGACAGAATAATTTTTATAGCAATATCTGAATCAAATGATAACGTACTCAGAAATAGGGCATTTTGGAAGACTGGGAAATCAGATGTTTCAATTTGCTTCTACAGTAGGAATAGCTAGAAAGTTAGGATACGAAGTTGTATTTCCTACAGAAAATATAAAAAATGCAAGTATAGAAGATTTTAAAGATGGTATTACAAGAGAGGTTTATTTTGATATTCCAAAGATATTTGAAGTTCCTGATCAGATGTTAAAAAGTACAGATCAAATACTTTACGATAAACAAGTTCAAGAACCTTATTTTCATTTTTGTGAAGATCTATTTAAGATACCAGACTCAACTAATTTAAAAGGATATTACCAAACAGAAAAATATTTTGATCACTGTAAAAAAGAGATAGAAGATATTTTTACTTTTAAATCTAGTATAAAAACAAAAGCTTTAGAAGTTTTCCCAAAAATAAATGTAGATACTGTATCTATACATCTTAGAGTAGGTGACTACGTAGGACTACAACAATTCCATCCAATATGCGATGCAGATTATTATGCCTCGGCTATGAATTATTTTATGGACAAAGACTATTACTTCTTAATATTTTCTGATAATATACCATACTCTAAAGAAATATTTGGAGAATCAGAAAACATTTTATATATTTGTGATAATGAACCTGAAGTAGATATGTGTCTGATGAGTTTATGTCAACATAATGTAATAGCGAATAGTAGTTTTAGTTGGTGGGCAGCCTGGTTAAATAAAAATCCAAATAAGAAAGTAGTCGCTCCTAAAAAATGGTTTGGACCATCTTATAGTTATCAAAATACAAATGACTTATATTGTAAAAATTGGAAAATAGTATAAACATGATAAATCACTCAATTATTTCAGAAAGATCTCAAGATCACTGGCCGTACTTTAATGTAAAAGAAAAAAATGTATTAGATCTAGGATGCGGAAGACATCAAACTTATCAAAAAGAAGATCATAGTCCTTGTTATTTCTTAGATCAAGGAGCAACTAAAGTTATTGCAGTAGATGCTTCTAGAGAAGAAGTAAACTATTATATTTCTATCTATGGAACAGAAAATCCTAAGTTTTATATTGAATGTGCAGAGATATCAAATGCTACGCAAGTCTTAGACTATATAAATACTCATGAAATAACTGCTTTAAAATGTGATATAGAAGGGTATGAAACTGCCCTTTATGATATAACAAAGGATCAGATGGGTAATATAACTGATATAGCAGTAGAATATCATGATAATGATAGGCGAGAAAACATTCTTAAAAAATATAATGAGTGGGGATTTAAACTAATCGCAGAAGGTCTTTTTACATATTGTCATGCACCTAATATGGGAGTATTATTTGCTAAAAAATAAAAGATGAAAAAAATAAGTGTCTGTATACCTACTTATGAAATGAAAGGAAAAGGAAATGAGTATTTAGATTTTTCTTTTCAAATCCTATCTAAACAAACATTCAAAGATTTTGAAGTAGTAGTATCAGATCATAGTACTGAATTACATATAAAAGACTTATGTGAATCTTGGAAAGATAAACTAGATATTGTTTATATCCAAAATGAATATAAAAGAGGAATATCTTCAGCTAATATAAACGTAGCAATGAAACATGCTACAGGAGAACTAATTAAAATCCTTTTTCAAGATGATTTTTTACTTAATGAAGATAGTCTAGAACTTCAATATGAACAGTTTTTAAGTACAGACAATCATTGGATGGTAAGTGCTTGTGCTCATACTAAAGATGGAATAAATATAACAGATCCGTTTTTTCCAAAGTATCATGATCAAATTCAATATGGCCATAATACTATAAGTTCTCCAAGTGTATTAATGCTTAAAAATAAAAATGTATTAGACTTCGATGAAAATCTTTTTTGGTTAATGGATGTAGAATACTACAAGCGTTTATATGATAATTTTGGACTGCCTACAATATGTAATTTTATTTCTGTAGTAAATAGAAATCATGAAAATCAAGTTAGTAACACTATAGCTACTGATGAAATAAAAAATAAAGAGTATCAATACGTTGTAAAAAAATATAAATAATATGCCAACTACAAGAGAGGAGCATGTCTCTTATACTAGAAATGAATTAGAAAATTATATCTATTATATAAAAATGATAGAAATATTAAAAGCTAATAAAATAGAATCCTATATAGATATAGGAGCTAATGTTGGTGAATTTTGTAATGTTCTTTTTGAAAAAATACCTACTTTAAAAAAAGCTTATTTAATAGAGCCAGAAAAAAATAATTTTGAGTTTTTAAAAAATCACGTTAATTTAAATAATATTTTATTTTTAAATTTAGCTATTGGATATAATTTAAAATCTTCAAAAATAAATTTTTATAATGGTAACTTTGGAGGATTTAAATTATTATCTGATGAAAATGAAGATGGTACATTAGTAGAAGTAAAAACTTTAGAAGACATTAATTTACCAATAGTAGATTTTGTAAAAATAGATGTAGAAGGTGGTGAATATAACATAATACCAAATTCTTTGTATTTACAAAAAATAAAATGGATAGAAATTGAATTCCATGATTATTACAATATTCCAACTAAAGAGTATGTAGCTAATCAATTTAAAAACCATCAAATAGTACATATAGAATCTCTAGAGGGTAGGTGTTTATTAGAAAAAATAAAATAAAAATCATGATATCAACTGAATTTTATTATGGTCAAGGACTAGGAAATCAATTAGCTTGCTATGTAACTACTAGAGTGATAGCAACAGATAAAGGTTATGATTTTGGATTTTCTGGAATAGAAAATTTTGGAGACAGAAGATTCAATTCATCAGGTCTTTATTTTATGGATTTAGATCTTGGAAAACCTGTTCAAGGAATAGTCAATCATTATATAGAAAAAGAACTTAGATTAAAAATGAATTCTAGTCATCATGATATGACTTTAGGATGCGACATTAGAGGTATAGATCTAGATTTAATAAATGTTCCAGATAATACAAAGATTGATGGAGTTATGCAAGGTGAAGGATACTTTTATCACCGTAAAGAAGATTTAAAAAAATGGTTAAAAGTAAAAGAAGAATATGAGGTTTTTGATTTTTCTAGTGATGATATATGCGTTTTAAATTATAGGGATTATTCAGGACCAGATAGTCAAGCTATGTATCTATCTAGAAACTATTGGGTTCAGGCAATTTATAACATGCTAAAGATAAACCCAGATTTTACATTTGTAGTTATAACAGAAAATCCTGATGAAGCAAGAAATGTACTTCCTGAATTAGACGGAAATATATTTCATTTTGATGTGGGAAGAGATTATTCTATAATAAAAAATGCCAAGTATTTAATTTTATCTAATTCAAGTTTTGCTATATGGCCAACAGTAACAGGAAATCCTAGAATGGTTATTGCTCCAATGTATTGGGGAAGACACAATGTTTCTGATGGATTTTGGACTTGTGGATACAATTTGTATCATGATTGGTTTTATCAGGATCGTGATGGTTTTCTATTCTCTTATGATGAGTGTAAAAGAAATTTAGATCTTTATATGAAAAATAACCCCCAAATATATAATAAGTAATGGTATACGATATATTTACATTTTTTAATGAATTAGACCTACTAGAAATTAGGTTAAAAATGCTTGATAGCAAAGTAGACAAGTTTGTTATAATCGAGTGCATAGAAACATTTTCAGGAAATCCTAAACCTTTATACTATCAAGAAAATAAAGATAGATTTAAAGAATGGGAGCATAAGATTATAAATTATGTAATTAAAGATCCAGTTGTAAGTTGGCCAGAATTAAGATCTAGATTAAAGAATCCAAGTATCTCAAAATTACAAGAGAACATAATTCAACACGCTTTAACAACTAATCATGTCCCACCAGGAGAATTGCATTGGCTAAAAGAATTCTATCAAAAAGAATCTATAAGACTTGCTTTAGAAGGATTAGATAATGATGATATTTGTTTTGTTAGTGATCTAGATGAAATATGGAATCCTGATTTAGAATATCAACTTGAAGACTCAGTAGTTTATAAACTAAGACAGATTGTATATAGTGGATATATGAATGTTGAATCTAACGAACCTTGGGCAGGAGTTACACTAACTAAATACAAAAACATAAAAAATGCAAGTCTTAATCATTTAAGAAATCCAGTTAAGACGCCATACCAGTATATTCCTAATGGAGGTTGGCATTTTACTTTTATGGGAGGACCAGATATGATTAGATTAAAATTAGAATCTTATGGCCATCAAGAATTTAATAATGATACTGTAAAAAATGATATAGAGAATAAACTAAAAAATAATATAGAAGTTATAAGTTCTCACTATCATGGAAGAAATTATAAGTTAACCATTAATGAAGATAACTTACCTAAGTATATAAAAGATAATAAACAAAAATACAAACATTTATTTAAATGAGAACACTAGATCAAATAGCAACAGAACTCGGTACAGATAAAGCCAGTTTTGGTCATAACTATGTAGAAAAATATGAAAGACATTTATCTGAATATAAAAATAAAGATTTTAAACTATTAGAAATTGGAGTAGACAAGGGATATTCTATAAAAATGTGGAAAGAGTATTTTCCAAAAGCAGACATTTATGCAATAGACATAGTAGACAAAACTGAATACGCTGAAGATAGAGTAAATATCTTAGTAGGATCTCAAAATGATGTAAAATTTTTAGAAGATACTAATAAAGATTTTGGTCCTTTTGATATTATAATAGATGATGGATCTCATATGAATAATGATATGTATATTTCATTTGTTACTTTATTTCCACTACTAAAACCAGGTGGATTATATGTGATAGAAGATTTGCATGCTTGCTATTGGCCATGGGTTCAAAAAGATACTACTAATAATTTTACAAATGTAGTAAAACAATTATTAGATCACGTAAACTCTTCTGGAAAAACAGGATGCGCTGAAAGAAAAAATGATTATAAAGATACGGTTGTAACTCAAAATTTAATGGGTCAGATGGAATGGTGGGATACTCAGATAGAATTTATCTACATGTATAGAAGTATTGTATTTGTTAAAAAATATGATACTCTATGATAACATACTGTATTCCTTCAAAAAACAATCTTAGATATCTTAAACTAGCTATTAAGTCTATAAAAAAGAATAGCTACTATAAAGATAATGAGGTATTTGTTTATGTAGATAAAGATGATGACGGAACTAGTAAGTGGTTACAAGATAATAGTATTAGATTTATTCTAAATACTGATGAAGAATGTAAAGGTATAGGTTTTGCTTACGATACATTATTTTCTAATGCTAGTAATGATCTAGTAGTTGCATTTCATGCAGACATGGTATTAGGTATTGATGCTGATAAGAATTTACTTAAGCATCATAAAAGAGGATCAGTAGTTTGCTCAACTAGAATAGAACCTCCACTACATCCACCAGGACCCGAGAAGATCGTACAAGACTTTGGAATGTGGCCAGAAGATTTTAATTGGACAGACTTTGATTCTTTTGTTAAGACTGCATCTACAGAATTTAAAGATAAAACAACAGGATCTTCTTTTGCTCCTTGGCTAATTGATAGACGAGATCATTTAGGACACGATCCAATATTCTTATCTGTATATGAAGATGCTGATTTGTTTAGAAGATTTGTTTTAGCAGGATATAATATGGTCCAGTCTTGGGATAGTTTAGTTTATCATCTTACATGTAGAGGTGGACAGTTCTTAGGTGCAGAAACAATGGATGATTTTAATAAGAAGGATGAACTATGGTTAAGAAATAATCAACTATCAATGTTAGAGTACGTTAGAAAGTGGGGTGGTTTATTTAAAGAGTATGGACCATGTGAACCTAGACCAAATAAAAAGTATGACGTAGGTTTAATAGCCACTAATTGTGATAGCAACATTTTATGGTTAGAACCTTATTTTAATAATCTACAGTTAAGTATAGATCATTCAGAGTATGTAAAAGCATCTCAATCAAATTCAAAGTTTAATTTATCAGATAAATTTACTTCTGTTAATAATGACGTTATAATTAAATTTGACTCATCTAAATCTGATATATCTAGTTTACAAAATGTAATGGTTAATATAGAAGATATATTAGAAGAAGCAGAACCTAATTCTCAATACGATGTATTAGGTATGACACTAGAAATAAAAACTAAAAAAGAAGAACAGATTGTATTAAATTTATTAGATAAGAATTAAAATATGGTATATAGATTATCAGAAGAAAAAAATTCAGACTTAAAATTATTTGGAAAAAGACGTACAGAGATACTTAGTCCTGATGAATGGGTAGATGATAGTAGAGTAGATGAAGAAGTTTGGAGACTTAGATACTCTTATGAAAGTAGAATAATTAGTGAAATATGTAAAGAAAAAAATTATAAAAAGATAATAGAATTAGGTTCAGGTCCTGGTGTATTAGGACAAGAAATATTATCTAATAATGATTTTGATTATACTTACGTAGATAAAATAGAAGCTAAAAAGTCTTTTATAAAAAGAGAGTATAAAGGTAAGTTTTTAGTAAAGGACTTAATGAATGGTTTTGATATAAAAGAAGATATCGATATAGATTATGATTTAGTAATAGCTAATGATTTTTTAGAGCATATTTCTAATCCTAGTGATGTAATGTATAAAGCCACTCTAATAACTAAAGAAAATGCTGGATTCTTTATATCAGTACCTAATTGGAGAATGGGGCACACTTTTATATATAGAGGACTATTTGATTATGATAATTTTTTATATTTTTGTACTACTCATGGATGGAAACCTGTTGCTATATTAGATTCTCCACTAAAGTGTCAACCGCATCCAAAATTATCTTCTGAATTAACTTTAGATGATAGACTAATAAATAGTTGGAATTGGTATATTTTTTGTGAAAAAATAAATGAAGACTAATGATATCAATAGTAATACCAAGCCATAATAACTTAAGACATCTAAAGAATGCTTATGCTAGTATACGTAAGCATGCGCCTGAAATTGAATTAATTTTAATTGATGACGCATCTACAGATGGAACATATAAGTGGTTGCAACAACAGACTAAAGAAGATAGTAAGTTAATCATATTAAAAGTAGATAACAGAGAAGGCCATACAGTATTATATGATATGGGAATTGCTCATGCTACAAGAGAAATAGTTGGGATCATGCATGCTGATATGATCATGGGTCCTAACTATATAGAGAATATGATTAAGCATATAAAACCTGGTACAGTAGTATGTGGAACTAGAGTAGAACCTCCACTACACCCAGAAGGAATGGAGAAGATAATCCAAAACTTTGGTTTAGACTTCGATGATCTTAAAATACCTGGCTTTGAAGATTTTTGTATAGAGAAACAATCAGAGTTTAAAGATCAAACTACTAAAGGAATGTTTGCCCCTTGGATGATATATAAAAAAGACTTCGTCTCTATGGGTGGCCACGATGCAATATTCGCACCATTTCCTTATGAAGACTCTGATATATTCCAAAGGTGGATGATAGCAGGTTACGAGCTTGTGCAATCCAGAGATGCATTTGTTTATCATCTAACTTGTAGAGGGCATAGATGGACAGGAGAAATACAGAAAGACGATGACTATTTTAAAAAAGCTTCTCACAATGCAGCAAGAAACTATTTAAGGAAGTGGGGATCTTGGATACAAAATGATGAGTATCAGCATCCTATCATTCCTAACAGGTTTGATATAGGATACGAGATTAAGAATTGTACTTTAAACTTACTCTATAATATAGAACCTTTAGCCTCAACTATATATGTAGAAGATCAAGTATTGATAGATCAATATGTAGAAGACTTCCAGGACCAAACCAGATACGATTTAAGACAGCGTATCAAGTTAATAGGATCAGAATATACTAATGATATTATAGTTGAATTAGATGGGTCTAGAATAGGCCAGGAAGAGTTATCCTTTATCCAACAATCATCAGCTACACTATCCCAGTTATCAGAATCAGGTGAATATGAGTTTGGTAATATGAGAATAAAAGTCAATAGTTCTGAACCTAAAAAGTATGAACTTCCATTTCTAATAACTAAAAACATATTTTAATCAGATATTTATAATTAAAACAAATGGCAAAAGCAGTTAACCCATTATTCGATATAACAGTAGCAGGAAAAAAATATAAACTTAGGTTTGACGTTAATGATAATCCGACTAAACTCGGAGTTAAAATGCAATTTGTATTAGATCAAGAGTTTGAGGACCCTAGAGATAAACAAGCGTTAGCCAATGAAATTAGTGTAGCACTACAAAAAAGATTTGGAGCTTCTGGTATCATGGTAGACTACGATGATAGAAATCCATACCAGAACGTTATAGGATTTATTGTTCCTTTAAATTCAGTAGCTGCACTATTAATCAAATCATTAAAAGGAAATTAAGATAAGTAACACTTAATTAGTTATGAGAAAAACAGTTCGTGCTATATTTGATAGTCCAGAATATTTAAAGTCTGAAGATGTTGCTCAATCTGCAGTACTTAAAGAATTAATAAAGCAACATCTACCTATTGCAATAGAAACATCTATAGTAGGCAATAAGATCTATGCTCCCATATTTGAAATTAATGATACATCTCAATATGTAGAGATACATAAAAATCATTGGGTTCAAGCACTAGAAACATGTTTAGTTTGGTATGTTGAAGAAGAAAATTACGAAATGTGCAATCACATTAAAAATCTGATTCAATCAATACAAGAGAAAGAAAAGAATTCACGTAGAGTATTACTAAATAAAAAAAGTAAAGATGGATCAGGAGTTTAGACAGATACAGTTAGGAGTAGATTCTATTATTGGAACTAGATCTATAATAAGAAGAAGAAAGAAGTCTACGTCTGATAAAAAGAGAGAGTTGTTTTTTAGTATGATTAATAGTATTGAAGAGTTAAACATACGCCAAAATATAATGTATGCTGATTTGAGTATAGACTTTTCTAATTACGATGAAAAGTTTTTTACTGTAATAGACACTCTACTATATATGAACTTTGGTAAACAGTGTGTGGACTTAATAGCATTCTATCTGTATGAAAGACTTAATTCAGATGGGACTATGAATCATATTTTAACTGAAGATGAACAAGAGATATTTTTAGAAACTCCATACGATTTGTGGAATTTAATGTGTCAAGTAAATCCAAAATTAAATGAGTGAAAGAAAACCGTTCTTTACTAAAGAGAACATGGCAAGAGAATCAAGGCCTCAACATTGGTGGCATAAAGGTTTACAATTAAGTGAACATAGACTACGTGAAGCAATGGCTAATACGCGTAGTAATAAAGAAGCAGCTAGATGGTTAGGCATTACGGATATGACCTATAAAAAGTATGCTAAGAATACTTTTGATGAAGCAACAGGAAAGTCTTTATTCGAAATACACAAGAACCAGGCTGGTAAAGGAATGCCTAAGAACTGGGCTGGTGGTATTTGGAAAAAGAATCTAGATGATATGCTAGTAGAGAATCAACCTATAAATGCTAAAAAGATATTGAGGTTGAAAGAACTATTAATGAAAGATGGTAGACTAGGATATCAATGTTCTGCTTGTAAGTACGGAGAGAAAAGACTTACAGATATGAAAGCTCCACTATTACTTAATTTTAAAAACGGTAAAAAAAGTGATTGGAGAATTGAGAACATACAATGGCTATGTTACAATTGCCACTTCTTATTTGTAGGAGACCCATTCTCAAACAAGATGCTTCAGAGAATCGAATCACATGAAATAGATGCGCCAGAAATAAAAGAGGATATTCAGAATTTTTATACTATCGACGACTTTTATTATCAGCATCTAAAAAATCTTGGACTAGATGGATCTGGAGATGTATTATTTAAGCCAGATGATATAATTGACTACAAGGATCCAGATGATGGGTCGGAATTCATAGATATAAAGACATAAACATATTATAAATTTACTATATATCATAAGTAATTGATAATCAATCAGTTAGGAAATGGCTAAAGAATCTTCAATCTTTGGCCATTTTCATTAAAAATCCTTCAAAAAAGGCCATATTTTGCTAAATGAAACAAAAATTTTAAAAAAAAGTTGAAAAAAAGTACTTTGTATCAAAAAAAGGGTGTAAATTTACCATGTAACAAATCAATACAGTATGACTATCAAGATTTTCGTTTTCAACTACCTGACCAAGACCGTGGAAATTGACAGTACAATTACTGTTCAAGGCGATTTTGCAACAGCTGAGGCCAACCACCAAATATTTAGAGAAGTTCATCCCGACTGTCAAGTTAATTTCAAAATGGATGAAGACAATTTCATCTTTGCTCCACCTATAAACATGCAAAAGGATGAGCAAGCTTACGATGAGGGTCGTATGACTTGGAATGAGTACGTTACTAAATGGCATGGTGGAGTTGGATTAGACAGTGACGATGATATGCCTGACTATGAGGTCGAGAGACAGATCGACGAACTCATGGAAGCCGATTGGGATATGAGAGACTCAGTTTGTCACTGAGTTCTCTTTAAAAAACCTAATTAATCTTTACTAAAAATAATAAGTTATGAAGTACACAAAATTGGAATTAATGCAAATGGATACTATTGAGCAAGCTTGGGATGGTGATGAATTAAAAATTAATGATGGCGATCGTAGAGTTTGGCTTAGTCACCGTGAAAATCGTGCTTACAACGGGGATTATACTGTAGAAACATTTAATCAAACTTCTGGTAGGTGGGAGCAAGAAAATTATACTTTTTAATAAATTAAAATAGAGCTATGATAGTTTTTGGATTTTTTGTAGTCATTTGTTTTTTGTACGCTATTAACGAAAATTTTCGTAGGATTAATCGTAAATAAAAAGTTATGTCAACACTACTCGTCCCAGTTATTGTATATCCTAATTTCCCAAAAGAGATCCAAACAATCCATTTAAATTAATTTATAAAAGCTTAATCAACATGAATATAAAGAAGTCAATTATTCCAGAAACTAGAATATCTTTTAATGAATGGTGTCAACTGTATAAAGTGGGTACTAGACATAGAGATTTTTTTAAGAATACGAATCATAGTAATTTAAACGATAGCTATGACTTTACTAGGTTTAAAATAAACAAACCTGAGAGTCGACCAAACTTTTTAGTTGGCTTTATAAAATATATCTACAGTTTTATGACAAAACCTATACTGGATATTTATAGGTAGCAATACAAAAAGATCCGTATGACTAATGAAGTAAAGATAACTAAAAGACATGTGAATAAAATTTTTGAGTGGTGTTTAAAGACGTACGGAAAATCTAAGTACAATAGAACTTTCCCTACTATTCATTTTAAAAAGCCTGATCATACTAACGAGGATTGTTCAGGAGTTTATGATGAGTTTGAGCATACTATCTTTATTAATAAAGAAGAGCATAATACTCTAGATGATCTAGTAAACACCGTTATCCATGAGTATACTCACTATAAACAGAATATGAAACACTATCAGATCTTAGCTTTGTATCTTGATAATGATAAACATCCTATGGAAATAGAAGCAGAGCAAGTTGCTGAAAGAGATATGAAAAAATGTTTAAAAGAAGTATTTAATATAGATACTTTAGAAGAAGTTTAAAATATTTATTGTTACTATTTATTAACATTTTATCTAGTTAAATTGGTTGCATTATAAAATCTAATTTAATATAGTATGATAATTTTGCAGGTAACAGAAACAGATAGCATAAGAGAGTATCTGCTTCAGTATGGTGTATTAGGACTTCTAGCATTTTTATTAGGATATTTTGCTTGGACGCAATATCAAAGACTTGTAAAAAAGAATGACGATCTAGAAGCTAAAGTAGATAAGCTACAAGAGGAAATGATGAACATTTTAGTAGAGGAAAGAGATAGACTTGCTGAATTAATTAAAGAGAATACTCAGGCTCTAACCGATTTACAAAAAACTATATTTAAGTACATGATAAAAAATAATGAGTGATGGACTATAAAAAACTTTCTTTATCAAAAATGGGAGATGCTTTAGTAAAAGCAATGGAAGCTAAAGAACATTTTGATAATAAAAGTAAATTAGATCCTTACTCAAAAAAAGTTAAGCTGCTAAAAGAAACTCTAACTGAGGAATACAAACTTGCAATAGGATTAAAAGCTTCTCATAGTCAATATACATTAAAAGCCGAAGTAATTGAGAAACATATCAACTACGTAAAAAAGATACAAAATAATAAGTCATTTGACACTTCTGATAAACAGATAATTGATAGACTTTTGACTAAATATGGGATAGATTCCTAACTGATTGATAATCAATCACTTATGAAATGACTAAAGAATCTTCAATCTTTGGCCTTTTTTATTGAAAATTCTTCAAAGAATCCTAGGATTTACTAAACAAAACAAAAACTTTTAAAAAAAGTCAAAAAAATGTGCTTTGTATCAGATATTCATTGTATATTTACACTGTAACAAATGAATGAATATATGAACAACAATCTCAATCTTTTCCTGTCCATGCTCGAAACTAATCTTGCTCAGAAACAAGATGAAGCAAAGTCACTCTACGAATCTACTACTAAACCTGCACTCGAAAGTATCTCGGCCGGAGCTTTGTCATGGCTCCAAGAGAATGTCAATCCACTTATTCAAAAAATTGAGTTAAGTTATGATCGACTTGAGATTATGAAGTATGGAGATAGTTCAAGATGGGGTGGTTGTTCTGTAACCTTATTCTCAAGGTATCAAGGTTCAACTGTAAACAAATATGCCGAAATGGGATGGTACAGTTCACGAGCCACTACAAAAGATGGATTTGTTTTGGTTGACGTACAAATATTCGGTTCAGTGGCTAAGTGTCTCAATGAGATCGAGAATGAGATGGTATATAACTGGAACCCAAAAATTCAAGAGGCAAATTCACAAGAGAATAAATTGGATAAGGAGATACGCGTGATTGAGATAGAAATTTCAAAAGTCAAAAATACCATACGAACTGAAAAGATCGAAGAGTATAAGGCGTTAGGAATATTGCGCGCATGTTCAATGCCTCTTACATTTAATATATCTGATGAAGTAGCTACACTTGAAGCAAAAATAGAGTCGACGTCAAATAAGAATCCAATACAGCTTGTCTATGGTAGAGCTCGATATGACTATTATTATATTTCAGCCTTTAAAATCTTAGAAAAGAAAAAAGGCGGTAGGGCAACTATAGAAGTTATTTCGTATGACGGATATGATAACCGTTCTAAGACTAGCGTATTTGAAATAACTGCCAAGAATTTGGATAACTTAGTAGAGCAATACTACACATGGGAAAATGAAACTGTAAATAGACTTAGCAAAAAAGAAACAGAGAAGTACAATAAGTGGATGGAAAATCAAAAGGAGCAAGTGACTGCATAGTCACTCTCCTTTCTAATTAATAAACACAAACTATAAAAATAATCTATTATGGGACTTGACATGTATCTTTATCGAAAAACATATATTTGTAATAGCGAATGGACTAAAGAAGATATAAGAGAAGCAGTTACTTTAACAAAAGGCGGGAAGCCTCATCCAACTATCAAGTCAGAACGTGTAAAGTATGTGATTGAGGAAATGGGATATTGGAGGAAGGCAAATCAAATTCATGGCTGGTTCGTACAAAATGTTCAAGATGGACAAGACGACTGCAGTGCTTATAAAGTAACAAGAGAACAATTAGAGCAGTTAAGAAATGACTGTAAAGAAGTTTTAGAGGATAAGACTAAAGCGTACAAGTTATTACCTCCTCAAAATGGCTTCTTTTTTGGTAGTACAGATCTTGATGAATGGTATTTTGAACAACTCAATGATACTGTAAACATTATTGATCAGTGTTTGAGTGATGAAGATGTAGATGAATTCGAATATAGATCAAGTTGGTAGTATTTAATCTAATCCTAAAATAAAAGTTATGATAAATTGTAAATTGACATTAGTAAACTGGTTCACTAAAAAAGAAACAGAGAAGCATATTACTCCTAAAGATCCAAGGGTTGCGGTCCATATTCATCAAAGAAATAATCCTGATTGTAGTGTTACTTTAGAGTGGCATGAAGTCGGTGAATGGAAATATGCATCGGCAAAACCATATAATATGGAGATTGATATGTTGAAAGTAGAAGACGATGAACCTACTATGACTATGGATGAGTTCACTAAAAAATGGTATGGTAAAATTAGTAAGGCTAAACTTAAACAAATAGAAAAAGAATTAGAGTTAGAATATAAAACAGAAGAAGATGAAGACAATCAATAGTTTTAAAGACCTGGAATTTGAGTTTATAGATCTTGAAGACTCATTGCATATTGGAGTCAGATGCAGAGTTCAATTTCCTAATGGTTATGGTGCTAGTATTGTTAGACACAACTCTAGTTTAGGGAATGAAGAAGGACTCTATGAACTTGCAGTACTAGGAAAAGATGGAGAGCTTCACTACGATAATCCAGTCGCTAATGGAGGCGTAAGAGGGTATTTGTCAGAAGACGATGTAACAAAATTAATAAAACAAATTCAAAAGTTATGAATAAGAAGTATTGCAAAGTATGCGGAACTGAGATACATCCTAAGCGTGTTGCGCTCGGATACTCTACGTCATGTGTAAAGCATTCAACTGCCGAAAGATACACGGGTATTGTGGCAGCAGGATCTAAGAATGACTTTGAAGTTCACGTAATTAAAGATCCTGAAGTTGGTAAGAAACTTGTTGAACTAAGTAATATTTATTAGTAAAGACATTACACATGAATAATAAATTAGAGATAAAAGAAAGGCTTAGACACTTGAATCCTGAAGAGAAAGAAAAACTAACTCAGTATGTTGAGGCTGTAAAAGAGATTAAGAAAGAGATTAAAGAACTTCTAAGTAAGAAAGATACCGTCGATGAAACTGGCGGCAATCATAGCTCAGGACTTCGTTTAAATGTATAATAAAAAAAACAAAATGGTTGTACTAAATCTGGTTTACGGAATACTATATGGAATTGTAGGACAAGTTTTATCTTTCATTCAACTTCAAGCAGGAATAAAATGGGGTTGGACTGAGAAATACACTATACCATTAATGCTATTAGGCTTGCCGATTAGTTGGGCATTCATGAAAAGTGTAGAGAATTTTATTCTAGCATTTCATGGAGAAATTTTCCCAAGTAGACTGCTAGGTTTTGCCGTGGGGATAATAGTTTTTAGTACTATGGGATGGTTCTTATTCAAAGAAGGTATTAGTCCTAAAACAGCCGTTTGCTTACTACTAAGTTTAGTGATCATACTTATTCAAGTACTTTGGAAATAAATTTTATTTAGATCTATTATTGTCTTAATTTTATCAAAACAAGGTTATGCGTACAATATGTATAGGAGATCTTCATGGTAGATCAGATTGGAAGTTAGCGGTATATTCTCAAGATAAACCTGATAGGGTTATTTTTATGGGCGATTATTTTGACAGTTTTGATATACCAGGAATTGAACAAATACATAACTTCAAAGAGATAATAAAATATAAAGAAGACAATCCACAAGTTGAAGTTATAATGTTGATTGGCAATCACTGCCATCATTACTTTCCTGAAGTAGGATATACTGGAACTAGTGGTTATCAGTCAAAAATTGCTCCATCAATTAATCAAGTTATAGATGAAAATAGACATCATTTACAAATGGCTTATGGTTTTGGTGAGTATCTATTCACTCATGCAGGTGTAAGTCCTGTGTTTATGGATCAGGTGTTTGGTGAGAATGATTGGAGTATTGAAAACATTGTAGTAGACCTAAATGAAATGTTTAGATATAAACCTAGAGCATTTGACTTTAATGGATTTGAATCTACAGGCGACAGTACAACTCAAACACCAATTTGGATTAGGCCTAGATCATTAATGCATATAAATAAGAAGCATCCTAAAGGATTAAAGAAAGATTATATCCAAATTGTAGGACATACTCAAATGAAGAGACTAAACCTAGAAGAATCTAACAAATTTACTGGAGGTAGATACTATTTCATAGATACTATGGATACCTCAGGACAATATCTTATAATTGAAGATGATAAATTAAGTGTAGGATCAGTAAGATAAAATACTATTTCACTATGACTGTAAAAGAAAGAGCAGACTTTTTAGTACAAAGATATGGAGATAAGTGTATTGAAGTTATTACTAGTTTGATAGAAGACAATACAGATGCAAAAACTATCTCATACTGGAAAGATGTATTAAAGACATGTAAAGAAGTTTTAAAAAATAAAAAAACAAATGTATATGAAAGTTAGAATCGCCCAATTCCTCCTGTGTATTCCAGCAATTATCGTAGACTTCATTAGCCTTCCAGTAGCCGCTATTAATTGGATACTTACAGGAAATATCTTAGAGTCTATGTCACAAAGAATTTGGGAACAAAAATAAATAGTTATGAG